CAGGAATTTCAACTCCAAGTTCTTTTATTGTAGGTATACCTTGAGTCGAAGCTGCAATGTTACCCATCATATTTGCCTTATCAACTCCGATTGCTCCGAATTTGTTTTGTTCGATAACATCTGTAATTGCTCCGAAGCCGGCTCCACCAGCGGTACCAGTATTAGCTTTGAATCTCGAAAGTAAGTTATCAACAACACCGCTGCTTTGTGCCATAGGATCACCAACCTTAACACCTAAATTAGGATCTGCAATCTTGGATTTAAATGAACCAAACGGATTATCAAGAGTAGCCATTTGTTTAGATGCAATATCTTTTACATCTGTTACCGCATCACTACTATGATCTTGTTGCACTGTTGCAGTCAAAGCATCAGCATCAATCTTACTTACTAAAGCAGACACTGCCATAGGATCTAAACCTATTTCTCTAAATTTTTCTTGTGCAACTGGATCATTTGCTGCACTATTAGCCTGATTCACCGCATCTTTAATCATTGTCGGTGATAAAGCTTTGGCTTCAGTTAATGCTTTCTCAATACCTTTTGGACTACCATCAGCTATGATTTGATCTACTACTACATCAGATCGAGTAGATCGAGCTGTAAGAGTATCAATTGCATTCTTCTGAGTAGGCACTGATACGGTTGCAACTTTTGGTACAGATGCACCCATCTGAGACGGTGTAGGATCTTTCTTCTTACCACGTGGCTTCGCTGATTCTGCCATTGATGTAAATCCAGAAACAGTTTGACCGAAGGTTGCAGAACCTGATGCAAGTTCAGAAAATAATTTAAGTGCTTGTCTTTCACGTGCTTTTGCTGCTGCCTTTTCCGTAGCAGATAATTCTCTTACTTCCTTTTGTTTATTTTTAAGAGGAATACGTTTAACAGGTTTTAATTGATTCCCATTAATAGGATTCCCATCTCTATCTACTACAATAGCCATTATGTACACAGTCTCCTAAATATTTCTTCTGCAGCTTCCACTCTATCTTTTTGTTTTTTAACCTTTGGATTCTCAAATCGTGATTCAAATATAAAGGTAGCTTCCTCGATTGTCTTAGCTTTCTTTAACTCTGCGTATTTGTAATATGTTTTGTGATCATTCAATTCTTTAATCGTAAAAAGCAATTGCGCATATAAAGTAGTCCACGATAAGTTGCGTTCGGCTGCAAATGATTGTAGATTCTGATATCGATATCCTGCATTCGAAGATGAGTTCCATTGCGCTATACCAAATGATCTTTCAGGCGGTGCAGACTGAGCAATAGTATTTAAGTCTCCACCGGACATTGATGCACCAGATTCGATATAGAAATTTCCTAGAATACCACATGCTACATGCGGTTCGAATCCACCACCTTCTTTTGTAAGAAAGAAATTAAATGCCTTTTCAATATTGTCGGCTCCGACAAGATATCTATTATCAACATCTGTATTATCGATAGGACCAATCCCAGGTGGATAATGTACTCTTTCATCATGCTGTAATTGATCAGCTACAGTTGATTCTGTATCGAGCATTTGAGTAGTAACTGGTCTTTCATATTTTGGTACAGATCCAAGTACTAGTGGTAACTGAGAATCCTTACCATCCATAAAGACACCGTATACTTGAGCTTGTACCTTAATGCCAATATTGGTACCGATACCAGAGGATCCACCTTCTGTTACTGGTATTACAACTTGAGCCCACGGTAAATCGCCATCTTCAATATGAGCTGTATTGTGAGTATGCATACCAAAGATTCTTACTTTAATTCTACCAAGTTCCAATGGATCATTAATATTAACCACAGTACCCATAAACCATCGAGTATTGTCACCATAATACTTCATGATAATATTCCTAGAATTGAATCTTCTTTGTATGAAGATATTTTTACACACTGTAATGTTAACATATATTTTTCTGCGGTAAGTGTATGTTTAGCTGCGTATATAATATAGTCACCTGATTTCTTTGTATCTATTTTGGATTCAGAATCAGCTGGTCGATTAGCCAAGAATAATACTCTTACCGTATTGCCGATTGTTCTATGGTAGTCTCCAGAAATAAATCCTCTACCATCAATTACTATATTGACAGGAGATTTAACAAGAAAACTTTTTAGTGCTTTACCAATCGATTTTTTATTATGCCCTTCTGCATCACCTTCTTGATCTATAGACTTAAATTGATTTGACCCATCTTCAAAAGCACCGGATTGAGAAAATTGTGATATGTGTTCTGATTCATATTTCTGTATAGCTTTTTCATTGATCTCATAATTATTTGAAAATGTTACTCTTTCGTATTCTTTTAATTCAAGTTGAGATAATGCATCGTTCTCAATATCAAATGAATGTGTTTTATATCTACCTGTTAAACTATCATAGAAAGAATATTTAGCTCCGACTACACCTTCTCTTATTCGACTATACATATCATCATTATTTTCTAATGAATATGATTTTATAGGAATCATTTCTTGAGAATTTCGTACTTCTGAAAAACCTTCGGCGCTTCCATGTAAGAAAGGCAACTTAGTATTAACAGGAGTTTGAGTTAACATTGCATTTAAATCTGTATAAAACAAATCATCCGATTGAAATGTAGAAAATAAATATGTAGGTAATCCATTTGCATTAGTAAGTCGTGATTTAATCCAAGATAAAGCTCTTAACGGTGAAAGATTAGGAATAATCATTTTCATTTTATCTTGATATGTTTTAGAAGAAGTAAATTCTTTTATACTTTTACCTAAGTACTCTTCACTAATCGCTTTCATAATCGTAAGAGGATTACCTTTATACGCACGATTAACATTTATAAGATTTGATTCATATTCCGAATATTCTATTAAGTTTAAAAAGATAGCTTCTGTTGCTTCATTATTTTTCTTAGCAGAAATTACTTTATGTACAATAAACTTTTTAGATATTGACTTAGGCATATTAGGATTTTCAGATTGGTTTAGAAATATAGTAATTGTTTCTGCGCCTTGAAAATCCATTCTATCATAAAGTCTCATAGAGTCAACAATAGCAATTTTACCGGTAAGGTAGTTGTTTTCTATATTTTCAAATATCTCAATGTCAGTAACTACTCCTAAAATTTCTAAACCATTTTGATCTAAAAATCGAGAGGAATTAATAATTACACTTTCAAGGGAATAACCCTTTACTGATTCGGTATTACTTGACATTATGAATTAATAGCCTGTTTAAAGAGTGCCACTACCTGATTAATAAGATCCGGTTTTACTACTTTAATATGTTTTAGATTATCATTATCTTTTATGTATCTATCTAGATGTGTTACTTCTGTAAGCTGTGCACCGGGTCCAACGGCTGGATCAATATCTACTATTTCACCACTACCATTCTCGTAATGATGTGCTGATAGATATTCTAAAGATGCACCGGTTGTAGTAACTGTTTGAGTAGTAACAGCAGCAGACACGTTACTTACTGCTTCACCTGTTGCAAATGCAGATTGCGATGCTACAGTAACTTGCCCAATATCTAAATTTCTACGAAGCACTGATCCTCTAGAAGCAGTGTTTAGTCCAACTACAGTTTCACCAACTTTATGAGTATTTGTTAATGAATCTTTAGTTGTGTATGTAAAATGTGGAAAGTCTATTTTTGCTCTTTTAATAATTTCTTCATTTGTTACTGGCCAGCCTTGCTTTCTTAAATGATCATTTAAAAGAAAAAATGTCCAGTGATAAATGGGTGTACCGTATATATCGTAGGAGCACTGATCAGGTCTATTTCCTTCTTGTATATCATAAAAGGTATGGAATGCCACATTATCTGCAATACGATCTAGCACATCAGAATAAGCTGATATATCTTGAACTAGCTCACTGGATATCTTACCAGTGCCCTGTGCTTCTTGGTCTCCAAATACATAAAAAGCTCGAGGAAATTTATTAAAGTATTGCATTAGTAACCGCCTTGAATATCTTGTTTTGATAGTGCTCTGTATTCTTGGAATACAAGAGTAAGATCAACTTCAGTAGGATGACCGTCATCATGAAATGTCATTGAAGTAGCATTGTATGAAGCTTGTGCACTTCGTAGATAACAATACTGTAGAGCTGGTACTTTCATATTAGCACCTCTCATATTAAATTCTATCTTAAACAAATTGGGAAACTTATATCCTGCTGGAATACCGGCACCAATATTAATTGTTTCCGGATACATTTCCATTCTAAATGTTTTGATAATCGCTTCAATTTGACTCGCTTCTTGTGCAGAAGTAGCAATTAACTTAAATGTAAATGAAAATTGGCGAATGTTTGGTTTATCAAAAAGCAATCGTGTACCGGGATTAACACCAGTTTGAATCGCAGTTGTAATCGCTGCGCGTACGCCTTCCCTTGGTATAAACTGTGCTGCACGTGCACCAGCCACCTGCGCGGCTTCAGCTGATAATGTACCTCTTGCCAAGTTAAAGATAGATTCTACACCTTCACTAATTCCTTTACCTACAGCATTTAATAGACTCTTACCATTATTAATTGCGGCAAGGCCTGTTAGACCAGCTGGACCAAGATCAACTTGATTATAGTTTACATCATCATTGAATGTAAGCGATTGAGGAAAATATAATTCCATTATTGGAACGCCATCAGCCGGCGAAGCTTTTACATCTGTAGTGTCAGGTATATTTGCGCCATTTCTTGCATCAGCAGTTGCTTCAGCATTTTTAGACATTACCGCTCTTTCAACTTCAAATGGATTTACAGAACCTCCAACAGTTGCAGTTCGCTTAGCGTTGCTAGCCTCCGCTTCTTCTTTTGCTCTGTCTTCATTTGGATTTCTATTTACTCCTGCCTCTAAAGCTTTAGCATCTTTAATAGTCATAGCTTTACTATTACCCCAACCAAGCAATGGCACATCAAATATTTCTGCTAAAGCCTTTGGGTCAATCGTATATGCATCAACTTTATATGCAGTAAACTTAATTTTAGCTGGATGATTGACATCATTATGTAATGGATATACAAGTCTTACTTTTCTTCTATTAAGATGTCCACTTACTTTTTCTTCTACAACAGTAGCTTTTTTACCACCCAAAGAAGTTGTATCAGCCTGACTTCGTGCAGTAAGAGTAGTGCCACCCGGATTACCGCCGGTACGTGGAGAAGCTGAAGGAGGTACTTGTTTACTAATGTAATGTTGCTTTTGACCAGATGCCATATGATTATCCTATAAATAAAAATATCTTGAACTATTTATAACGAAAAATGGCGTATTCTGGTAAGTATAAACCCAACATAAAAAAGTATAGTGGTGATCCTGATAAAGTAACCTATCGTTCTCATTGGGAAAAGCTATGCTTTATGTGGTGCGATAGCAATCCTTCTGTCAAATCTTGGAGCTCAGAAGAAACTGTTGTACCATATTTCTGGGATATAGACAAGAAGATGCACCGATACTTTGTAGATCTAAAGATAACATTCGCAGATGGAAAAACAATCTTAGTTGAAATTAAACCAGATAAAGAAACAAAGGTTCCTAAGAATCCTAATAAGAGTAAAAGATATATAGGTGAAGCAATGACCTATGTAAAGAATATGAATAAGTGGGAAGCTGCTAATAGCTTTGCAAAAGATAGAGGATGGACATTTCAAATCTGGACAGAGAATACACTGAAGTCTATGGGGATAATGAAAGATCAGCCAGGTAAACTTAAACCACTAAAACCATTGAAACCATATCGTAAAAAGCCTAAGAAAAAGATATAAATACAGGTATGAGTAATCTATTTGCAAAACTTGGCTACGAAGCTTTTAGAGCCGGCATTAATCCTAGAACTAAAGAGGCACAGGATTGGTTCAGGCGTAAAGCACAACAAATGCGTAGAGTAAATCGGACAGCGTTAATGAACGCTGAAGAAGTAAAGCTTGTAAATAGACAACAACCTTTGATTGGATCTATGAACATGTTTTTCTATGATCCAAAAACAAAGGACACTTTGCCCTTCTACGATCGATTTCCCTTGGCTATCATCGTAGGACCCGCAGAGAAAGGTTTCTATGGTTTGAATCTACATTACTTGCCTCCTTTACTGAGAGCTAAATTCCTTGATGCATTATTAGATATAACTAATAACAAAAAGTATGATGAAACTACACGGTTTCAAATGTCATACAAAATGTTAATGGCTTCATCTAAAATGAGATATTTTCAGCCATGTTTTAAACACTACTTAACCGCACATGTTAAATCAAGACTCGCGCGTGTACCCGCACCCGAGTGGGAGATTGCAACATTCTTACCAACTGCAAGCTGGGAAAAGTCGAGTGCTGCTAATGTGTATAAGCAATCAAGGAAAGCAATATGAGTACTATAGACCAACTTAAATCTCTTGCTTCAGCAAAGCTTGGATTTGCACGATCAAATCAATTCTTAGTTGAACTTCCTGGGACATTTAGTTCTGGTGGTATTTTTGGAGCTTTAACTACTCTTTTAACTTCTGGTAATATGGGAGGCGGTGATCTAAATCTATTATGTGCATCTGCAACATTGCCGGGAAAACAAATCTTAACACTTGATCGTAAAACGGGTATGCAATTTGAAAAGGTTGCTTATGGTTATGCTGTTGACGATGTATCACTATCATTTGTAGCTCTTAATGATTATGGCACTCGTAAATATTTCGATGCATGGCGTGAAAGAGTAATAGATGAAACAGGTCAAACAGTAGGATATAAAAGAGACTATGCTAAGCCTGTTAAAATACATCAATTAAGAAAGCCAATAAAAAATATTGGTACAGACATAGGTCCTATAAACATTAATGTAGGTCTTGGTGGTGGATCGGTTTATTCTGTTGAGTTAATTGATGCATTCCCTACTACAATTGGACAAGTAGAATTAAATAACGAATTGGATGGATTGGTACAAATTAATGTACAGTTGTCATATACTAACTGGCAAAGAGCCAGTGGTGGACAACGATGGATTCAAGCTTCAGCCGGGCTTGGATCACTTTCGCAATTTCTTGGTTAGGAGTAAATTATAAATGGCATTACCACGATTGAATGAAAATCCAGAGTATGAATTAACTATACCATCAACTCAAAAATCTGTAAGATACAGGCCGTTTTTGGTAAAAGAACAAAAGAATTTATTAATTGCATATGAGTCAAAAGATCAATCGCAAATAATTTCTTCAATACTTAATTGTATTGGTTCATGTATACAAGAAGAAACAGATGTTTCTAAGCTTTCTACATTTGATACTGACTATATTTTTACTAAGATAAGATCTAAATCTGTCGGCGAAAAAGTTACTGTTAGTGGTACATGCCAAGCATGCCAAGCAAAGTCTGATGTAGAAGTTGATCTGGATATGATTAAACTTGAAGGTGAATTAAAACCACAAAAAATTGAATTGACTAGTGATATTCATTTAGATATGAAATATCCTACATATAAAGATTTTATCAGCAGTGATACTATTATGGAAATGAATACTAATTCTATATTTGAAATGCTAACAACCTGTATTAAATCTGTAAGAACAGAAGAAGAAAATATTAATTTAGCTGATGAGCCAAAAGAAGAAATAGAACGATTTGTTAATTCATTAACTGGTGAACAATTTCAACGTATTCAAACTTTTATAGAAAATGTGCCAAAGATAACATTAGATATTGAATTCAATTGTAAAGCATGTAACGTACATAACAAACATAAATTGGAGGGGCTGCAAGATTTTTTTTCATAAACCTTTCTCATGACTCGTTAGAGAATTATTATCGTACCAACTTTCAAATGATGCAACACTTTAATTATTCTCTAACAGAATTAGATAATATGATGCCATGGGAAAGGGAAGTATATTTAACATTACTGTTAGATCATCTGAAAGAAAGAGAAGCAGCAAATAACACATGACCACATTAGCAGATATCAATGATACCTTAATAAAGAATCGACAAGTGCTAGGTGCTAAACAAACCTACACTAGTGCTCGAGTTGATGCGCTATCGGCTGGCTTTAAAAAATTTACAGACTTATTAGAAGCTGAAAGTAATGCTGATGATTTAGAAAGTAATGCTGATGATTTAGATGCATTAGGTGAAAGTAGAAAAGGCGGCGGGCCAAAAGCAATTGATGTTAAAAAGTCCGGAGAAGATGGTTCCGGCAAAGGTAGATTTTTTGATTTTGATGTAGGTAACTTAATACCATTAGTTGGTGGTGTATTAGCAGGACTTCTTAAACGTGGTGGCTTAGCTATAATTGCAGGAATTTTAGCCGATGAAATTGGTCAAGGTATTGCTAAACTAACTGGCAGTGACGCATTAGGAAACGTTGCTGAATGGGCAACTATGGGAGGTGCCTTCGGATTTCTTTTCGGTGCTAAGTTTGGTTTGTTAGGTGCAGTTATTGGTGCCATATTCAGTGAAGCATCTAGAGAAAAAATAGCAGGAATTCTGTCTGATGTTTTTGAAGAAGAAATTGGAAAAGCAGATAAAGCTACATTCCTAGCGGCTGGAGCTGCATCTGCTGTAGCTGCTTTTATGCCTAAATTATTATTTAAGCTAGTACCAAAACTAGTTGGATTTCTATTATCACCAGTAGGATTAGTAGTAATAGCTACAGCAGCAGTACTAGGTTTAGCTATAGGATATTTTACTAATGATGAGTTTAAAAGTTCAGTTGATAAAATGATTCAACCTTTACGTGATAAGATGACTAAGTTTAGAGATGATATGATTGAATCTACTAAAAACTTTTTAAATAATCTTTTTGATCCTTT